TCGCGCTGCCGACCGATCAGGTCGTCAGCGTGTCGTCAGGCAACACCATCGCCCCGGAAAGCGACAAGCGACCGGCGGTGATGGTGCTAGGCGAGCAGCTCCGCGCTGCTCTTAATCGTGTTCGATAAGGAGCGACAGTAATGTCCAATCTCGTAGCGTTCTCTCAGGCGGGTCTTCCCGCAGTTTCCCAGCTCTCCACCGCCCTGCGCGCCGCCGCGCAGCAGGCCGCCCCCGTGGGCATGGTGATCCTGAAAATGGATCGCACTGGCCACTGGATTTTTGGTGCCGACCAGACGGAAGTCGAAGGCGGCAGCAAGTGGGCGGTCAACCCGTACTCGTTCATCCACGGCTACATCGCCTGGGGTGACGGTGCGGTGCTTGGCGAGAAGATGGTGTCGATGACGCAGCCTCTGCCCGAGGTCGAGGCCGCCCCTCCGGGCGCGTCCAAGGGCTGGGAGCAGCAGATCGGCGTCAGCCTCAAGTGCGTCGACGGCGAGGATGCCGGCATGGAAGCACGCTTTACCGCCACCTCGGTGGGCGGCAAGCGAGCAGTCCAAGAGCTGGCCCTGGCCGTGGCGGCCCAGGTGGACAAGGACGCGTCCAAGCCCGTGCCCATCGTGACGTTGGGCAAAGACCACTACCAGCACAAGAGCTACGGGCGCATCTACACGCCCGTGTTCGACGTGCAGGAGTGGGTGTCGATGGACGGCAAGACCGACGCGGCGCAGGAGCCTGAGGCGCCTGCCGTTGAGTCGGGCGCGCCCGCCCGTCGTAGGCGTGTGGCCTGAGAGTGAAGGGGCGGAGCCGAAAGGCCCCGCTTTTTCCTATGCTGTGGCTTGACTTTGAAACGCGCAGCGCCTGCGACCTGAAGGCCGCGGGCGCCTACAACTATGCGCAGGACGCATCCACAGAGATTCTGTGCATGTCGTATGCGTTTGACGACGATGACGTCGTTACCTGGCGGCCAGGCCAGCCGTTTCCCACGGTCATCGACGACCACATCCGGCGCGGCGGTCAAATCCGCGCCCACAACGCCGCTTTCGAGCGGCTGATCTTTTGGTACGTCCTGTGCCCCACCTGGGGCGTCACCGAGCCGGCTGTCGAGCAGTTCTATTGCACCGCCACGCAGGCCCGCGCTAACTGCGCGCCCGGCTCGCTGGAAGATGTGGGCCGTTTCGCCGGTGCTGCCATGCGTAAGGATCACAAAGGCAGCACGTTGGTGCGCAAGTGCTGTTGCCCGCCGTTTAAGCACAGTTCACAGGACTTAATTGACCTGTTTGCTTACTGCGAGCAGGACGTCCGCACCATGCGCGCGGTGTCCAAGGCCATGCGCAACCTGTCGGCCGACGAGCTGTTGGACTACCACGTCAACGAACACATCAACGACCGTGGCGTGCTGGTGGACGTCGACCTGTGCCGCGCCGCGCAGGAGTACGCCGCCCAAGAGCTGGAGGCCATCCAGGCCGAGGTGCGTGAGGTGACGGCCGGCGAGATCACGTCGGTGCGCTCGCCCCGCATGCGTGAGTGGGTCTGGAACCGCGTCGGCTCCGAGGCGCGCAAGCTGATGACCACCCACGTCGACGGCGTGGCCAAGGCGTCGATTGACAAGAGCGTGCGGGCCAACCTGTTGGTGCTTGCAGAGGAGAACCCTGATGAAGTTCCGGCCGATGTTGCGGACGTCATTCAATGCGCGGACGACCTGTGGGCGTCGTCGGTTGCGAAGTTCAGCCGCCTGGCACAGCTTGCTGATGCAGAGGATCGCCGCGTACGAGGAGCGTTTGTATTTGCAGGAGGTGCAGCGACAGGTCGAGCAAGCTCTTATGGAGCGCAGGTACATAACTTCACTCGAAACTGTGCCGCCGATCCTGAGGCAGTGAGGCACGCCATGACGCGCGGTCACCAGATCGTGCCGACCTACGGCAAGCGCGTCACCGACGTCCTCAAGGGCATGCTGCGCCCCTCGCTGGTGCCATCCAAGGGCAAGCAGCTCGTCGTAGCCGACTGGTCGGCCATCGAAGGCCGCGTGCATCCTTGGCTGTCTAAGTGCCCGTCAGGCGAGCAAAAGCTCAACGTGTTCCGCGCCGGCCGTGACCCGTACATCGTGAACGCCTCGGTGACCTTCGGCGTGCCTTACGAGGAGGTCACCAAGGCCCAGCGGCAGGTCGGCAAGGTGCAGGAGCTGGCGCTGGGGTTCCTGGGTGGGCCAGGCTCGTTTGCCACCTTCGGCAAAGTGTATGGCGTGCGGATGAGCGACGCCGAGATAGCGCGGGCCATCAGCACTTGGCGCCGTGCCAACGCCTGGGCCATGCAGCACGGCCAGGCGCTGGAGGACGCCTACACCAGGGCCATGCGCAATCCCAAGCATGAGGTCACTGCTGGGCGTATCACCTACCTGTTCGACGGCCAGCATCTCTGGTACGCTCTACCCAGCGGGCGAATCCTGGCGTACCCCTATGCACGCCTAGAACAGGATGGCGTTTCTTACGCCAAAGGATCGTGGAAACCCGCTGCTGACGCCAAGGAGTGGCCCCGTGCGAGGCTGTGGAGAGGATTGGCATGCGAGAACGTCACCCAGGCCACAGCCAACGATGTGCTGCGCTTGGCGCTGCGTGAAATCCCCCACGTTGTACTGCACGTCCATGACGAAATCGTCGTGGAGACAGATCGTCCGGACGAGCTGGTCGAACTCATGACCCGAGTGATGACCACGCCCCCGTCCTGGGCGCCAGACCTTCCGTTGGAAATCGACATCCACGCGATGGATCGATACGGCAAGGCGTAACAAAAACGCCCGGTGGCAGCCGGGCGTCTGAACGGAGAAAACGATGGAGTTCCTGGAGTATCTCACAAAACTCGCGCCGGACGGCGAGACGTTGCTGATTGTCAAACAGAAGCCAAAACTGGCTGACGGTCAGTTGCAGTTTCACGCCGACGGCGCCATCAAGGCCACCTGGCCGGCGTTCTTACCAGCGCACAAGATACGACCCGGCGAGGCGTGGTACGCCAACACCGGCTCGTTCATCCTGGACCGCATGAAGGACGGCCCGTCCGCCGCGCGGGCCAACTGCGAGTACGCGCTGGTGCTGATGCTCGACGACGTCGGCACCAAGAGCAAGCAGTCACCCGTGCCCCCTACCTGGGTCATGGAGACGTCGGAGGGCAACTTCCAGTGGGGCTACGCCTTCAGTGAGCAGCCGACCAAGGCCGCGTTCGTTGCAGCGGTCAAGGCGATGGCCGAGGCAGGCTACACGGACCCAGGCGCTGGCAACCCTGTCAGAAATTTCCGACTGCCGGGTAGTGTGAATCTGAAGCCGGGTCGGAATAACTTCGCCGCGCGGTTGGTCGAGTTCACGCCCGGCCGCGAGTACACGCTGCAGGAGTTGTGCGCCGCGATGAACGTGGTGCCAGGGCCAGACGACGAAACAGGCCCGCAGCCACTGAAGCTCGCCGACGACGGTGACGACGACGTGGCGGCTTGGCTGTCCGAGCAGGGCCTGGTCTTCAGCCGGCCCAACAGCGAGGGCTGGATGGGCGTCATGTGCCCCAACGCCGAGCATCACACTGACGGTAGCCCGGAGGGTCGCTACCTACCATCTAACCGCGCCTTCTGTTGCTTGCACAGCCACTGCGTCGACCTGGACTCCAAGACGTTCCTCGACTGGGTCGCCGCCAACGGAGGGCCGGCCCACGCGCCCGGCCTGCGTGACGAGCTGCTGCAGTCGACGCTGGCCAACGCGTTGAGCAAGCTCATGCCCCCGCCCGAGCTGGTGGCCGAGGCCCAGGCCCAGTTGGAGGCCGTGGAGAAGCGCGAGGCCGGCCGCGTCGAGAAGCGCAACTGGTACACCCGCTTCGCCTACCTGCAGCCCGACGACGCCTATTTCGACCTGGAGCAGCGCCAAGAGATCAGCCGCAGCTCGTTCAACGCGCTGTTCCGCCACGTCCTGTGCCGGTCGATCCACCTGAACTCCAACGGCCAGGCCCGCCGCGTCGAGGCCAGCGTCTGCTACGACGAGAACCGTCAGGACATGGGCGCGCGGGTGCTGCAAGGCGTCACCTACGCGCCTGGCGAGTCGGTCCTGTGCTCACGCGAGGGCGCCGTCTACGGCAACCGCTGGCGCAACGCGCGGCCGTCCCTAGTGGGCCTGTCAGGCGACGTCACACGGTGGATGGATCACGTCGAGCGGCTGATACCGGAGGCCAGCGAGCGCGAACACGTTCTGAACGTCATGGCCTGCAAGCTGCAGCGCCCCGACGTCAAGGTCAATCACGCCATCCTTCACGGCGGCACACAGGGCTGCGGCAAGGACTCCATGTGGGCCCCGCTGGTCTGGGGCATCGGAGGGCCGTCCGAGTCCAACGTCAAGACCATCAAGGACAACGTAGCCAGCGCGCAGTGGGGCTACCACCTGGAGTCCGAGATGATCGTGATCCAGGAGCTGCGCCAGACCGACGCCCAGGACCGCAGGGCCTTGGAGAACCACCTGAAGCCCGTCATCGCCGCGCCGCCGGAGTACCTGCTGGTCAACCGCAAAGGGTTGCACCCTTACGAGGCCCTGAACCGCGTGTTTGTCCTGGCCTTCACCAACGAGCGTGGGGCCATCGCGATCGACAGCAACGACCGCCGCTGGTTTGTCGTGTGGAGCGACGCGCCACGCATGACGCCTGACGCCGCTGCCACCCTTTGGGATTGGTACAAGAACCGTGGCGGCCGTGGGGCCATCGCGTCCTGGTTGCAGGCCCGCGACCTGTCCAAGTTCAACCCAGGGGCCGCGCCGGCCATGACGGCCGCCAAGGAAGTCCTGATTGAACGCAGCATGACCGTGGCAGAGTCGTTTTTGGTCCATGAGGTCAGAAGTCGCCAGGCCGACTTTGCGGCGGGCGTCATCGGGGCCCCTTTCCATAAACTGCTGGACCGGCTGCAGGGCCGCGCCCCACAAGGGACCAAGCTGTACCTGGGCGCGCTGTATCACGCTTTGAGCGAAAACGGCTGGCTCGACGTGGGCCTGCTGCACTCGACCGAGTTCAAGACCAAGAAACGCGTCTTCTGCGCGCCTGAGATGGTCAACATGTCCAAATCCGAGCTGCGCCGCCTGGTCGAGGACGCCGAGGCGGCCGGCCAGGCCAGCGGGCCGCTGGACGGCCTGCTGCGGCGGGTGAAGTAACGGGCGGCGCTTACTCCCTCAAGCTGGGGCAAATCCGGGGCCCCAGGCCGCCCACCAAAAAGAAACCCCCGGGGCCTTGCGGCGCCGGGGGCAATCAGGGAGGAGACAACTGCGCGGTTAACCGCGCGGGTCAAGTATCGTCGAAAACATCGATGACCAGCAAGACCACCAGGTACAGCACGGCGATCAGTGCGACCCAGGCCATGCGGCCTCCAGGAAGGGCGCTGCCGGGGCGTCTGGGCCTGGCGGCGGCGTGCGGACGGGCCGAGGGTGCGGGGCGTGGCCTTGATCGGGCAGGCGGGCCGGGAACGGCCAGGGCGCGCGCCCCACTGGCCGGGGCTTAGGCTTCAGGTGCGGCTGCATTTTCCACCTCCTCAAGGTAGCGCGTGAACAGGTCCGAGAACGCCTCCAGGATGCGCCAGGCGTTGTCCTGGTCGGCCACTTGGTAGGCCTGCGCCAGGTGGCTGGCGAAACCGCCGCCACGGGCGCGCATGAGCTGCGAGGCCGTAAACAGCTCCGGCCGCAGGCGCCAGGCCAGGCCGTGGGTGCTGGGGTAGAACTCGCGCGTCCGGTCGTCTTCGTCCTTGACGAAGAATATGACCCTGGCTGCCGAGCTTGCGCGGCGGCGTGCCGTCGAACACGGTCCAGGTCTCGCCACGGAAGTCCGCGCGCTGCTGGGGCAGGGTGACCGGCTTGCCGGTCTTGGCGTCCTCCAGACGCCAGAAGAAACGGTTGATCATGGTGGTTCTCCAGGTCACAGGCTGATTGTGAAGCTTTGGCCGTCCAGGGCCTCGCGCACGGCCTCGCCGACGTCGCCGTCGAAGTGCTTGTCATCGTCGTTGACGTGGCTGTCGTAATCGTCGTGATCGTAGGTCTCGCAGTGGTTGTCCATTGCTTGCTCCGCCACCGCGTCCATGAAACTAGACATGCGCTTGAACAACGGATGTTCAGTGTCACTCAGCGCGTCAATAATGTGCTGCGTAATGTCTCCGGTAGGCGCAGCCTGGGTGTCCACGCCGGCGGCCGCCACATTGGACGTCACCTCGGCTTGATTTTCTAGCTGGGCCGTACGGTCGGCCAGGTCGTCCAGGCGCGTCTGCAGGTCTTGAACGTGGGTGGCCACGGCCTGGCTGATGGCGCGCTCCAGCGCGGCGGAAAACGCGGCCAGGATGGCCGACTGAATTGCGTCTGACATGGTACTGAACTCCAAATGCTAGGGCGGGAATGCCCTGTCCGTGCCGCCACCGTGGCGCCACGCCAGAAGGCCCCGCAGGGCCCTCGGCGCGTGGCGCCAGGTTACGCGTCGACCAGGTCCAGGATGCGGCCGGCCTCGGTTTCCATCTCGACCCGCTCGGCGGTCCAGGGGATGCTGCGCGCATAGGCCGTGGCGCCCGTCACCGCGTCCCAGAGGGTCTCAATGGGGCGGCCCTCCTCCGTGTGGTGGACGGCCTTGATCCGGTCGGCCACGCGCGGCCCGAAGCGTTGGGCCAGGAACGCGTCGACCTTGTCCAGCTTGCTGGCCTGGGCCGTGCGCAGCACGTTCGACACGTTGCCCGCGCTGGCCTGGCTATAGGCCAGCAGGGCCGGCGTCACTTCCTCCAGGAACCGATCAGGCGCGCTGGCCGTATGGCGGATGCGAATCTCTTCCAGCTCATGCGCGCCCCACACGATACGGTTGGAGCAGACGTAGTCGAACAGAAACGTCTTGAGGCCGAACGTCGACGAACCGACCTCGGAATTCCAGACGAAGAACCCGCGCGCCAGCGAGCCGGCCTGGCCGTCGCGCCGGCCGGGCAGGTCAATGCGGTTCTCCTCGTCGCAGAGGAAAACGAACATGTCCCGGTCGCCCGCGTACAGCGTCGTGTTCTGCGAATCCACCTCCACCTGGCGGCCGAAGATGCCAGGCACGCGCCACTGGCCGCTGACGCCGTCGCCGAACCGGTCGACCAGGGCGTCAACGATGTCCGTGTTCCAGATGCGGCCGTAGCGCGGGCCGGTGGCGGCCGCCAGCGTGCCGTCCTTGCGCAGCAGCACGCCGACGTCCGAGGCGTCGCGCGTCACCTGCAGGCCGTAGTTGACGCAGTCCGCCGCCAGCTCGGCCGGCAGCTCGCGCAGGTACTGGCCGGGCGCCTGTACCAGGCCGGCGAGCTGGCCAAAGCTCCAGTGGGTCGGGGCGTACCCGTGGCCGCTGGGGCCTTCGATCAAAAGGCCGTCGCGGCCATCCGGTATGGCGCGCAGGCGCCGCGAGCTGACAACGGCCGCGCGGCTGATGGCGCGCTGGGCGTGCAGGGCCGCCTGCATGGCCTGAAGGGACGTGAAACGCTCCTCTTCGGGGCGGGTTGACCATTGACGCGAGGCTTGCGTGAGGGTGGACATGGTGGTTTCTCCAGGTTAGTCCGTTCAGGTTTCCGGCCGGCGCCGATCGCCGACCAGGTGTTTAGTGTACGGGAATATCTGACACTTGATCAACGCGTGTTTGTATCCGCATACAAACACGCGGCCGACCAGGCGCGCGGCCTGGCGGCCTGGTTGGCCTGGCGCGCGGCCTGGCGGCCTGGCGGCCTGGCGGTTGACCAGGCGCGCGGCCTGGCGGCCTGGCGGTTGACCAGGCGCGCGGCCTGGCGGCCTGGTTGGCCTGGCGCGCGGCCTGGCGGCCTGGCGGTTGACCAGGCGCGCGGCCTGGTTGGCCTGGCGGCCGGGAAAAGAAAAAGGGCGCCCGTGGGCGCCCTGGTTGGCCTGGCCTGGCGGCCGGCCTTAGGTGGCCACCACCAGCGCGCTGGTGGACGTGACGATGGCCCGGCCGCAGCTCAGGCGCAAAGTGTAGGCGGCCTGGTCGGCCTGGCGCGCCAGGTGGCGCGCCGCGCGCATCACGCGGTATCGATCGGACGGAATCAGGCGCGCGCCTGGTGGTGTTTGTATGCGGATACAAACACGGCCAGGCGCCTGGTCGGCCTGGCGCGCGCCTGGCGCATGGTGCATGGGGTTGGACCAGCTCACGCCGCCACCTGCAAGGGAATCGTCCGGTACTGGTTGCGGCGCGTACCGTGAGCGGGGAAGCCTACGATAGTGGCGCGCTGGCGCTGGCAAAGCTGGCAGGTGGCGCAGCTCACGTCCTCACGCTGGGTGGCCGGGCAGATTACCACCTGGCGGCCGCCAGGCGTGCGCAGGTTCTCGGCCTGGTCGGCCGGGAGAACCACCACCACAGGCCCGGCCGCCTGGTCGGCCAGGTGGTCGGCCTCTTGCAGTGAATCAGCACTCAGATTCACGGTAAAGCCCCAAACGTTCGCGTGCCGAATCCAACCGATGGATTCAGCATCCTTCCAATGAGAATAGGTGAAGCCGCGTTTCCCCTGGTTGGCACGCACCAGCTCACCCAGACGCTGGGCGTCCAACGTGGCGCGGCCGGCCTGGTCGCGCGGCAGGTCGCCGGCCTGGTTGGCGCGCCACAACTGGCCATCGGGGAGCTGCGCGAGCTGCGCCAGGTGGTCGTGCCAGGTGGTGCCGCGCGTGCCGGCCGTAACGGCCGCCCAGTGCAGCGCCAGCGGCCCGGTGTCCGCGTAACAGATGTGACGCTGGCCGCAGTCTGGCGGGCAATTATCGCGGGTTGACGTGGTGACGGGTATTGGCCCGGTTTTGGCGTTAGCTGATTTTGGGGTCAGATGATATTGACGCATATTAGATTCTCCAAACTATTAAATAAACGCGGCCAGTAACAGGCCAATTGACGCGCCGATGATGACGGCGCCAACGACGTCGTGCCAGGTGGTGGGTTGGTCGTGCATATTGCAGCTCTCCAGGTTACGCGGCCGGCGGCCGCCAGGCGGCTAGTGTAGGGGATTGTTTGACAGTGCGGCAAGTGGCGCGCTGGGTGGTTCTGGGTGGTTCTGGGTGGTTCTGGGTGGTGGTTCTGGGTGGTTCTGGGTGGTCGTGACCAGCTCGCGCGCCTGGCGCAGCTCGTTGGCGTGGCCTGGCCTAACCAGCTCGCGCGCCTGGCGCAGCTCGTTGGCGCGGTTTCTGGGTGGTCTGGGCGGTGAGCTGGGCGTGAGCTGGGTGGTCGCGTGCGTGGCCCGGTTGCGTCGCGCTGGGTGGTGTCTGGGTGGTTTTTATAGGCTTTTCAATTTCATGTAATGGGGCGTGAGCTGGCCTGGTGTGCGGCGTCGTTTGTGGCGCGTACGCGTAGCAGCGCCGCGACTTTGGGAAAAACCGCCAAAACCGCCCAGACACCACCCAGCTCGCGCGGCCTGGTCGTTTCTGGGTGGTTTTTGAGCTGCAAAAACCGCCCAGACCAGCTCCGGCCTGGCCGGCCTGGTTGACCAGCTCCGGCCTGGTCTGGGCGGTTTTTGAGCTGCAAAAACCGCCCAGACCACCAGCTCCGGCCTGGCCTGGCGCGCGCAGCTCGCGCGGCCTGGTCGTGTTTGTATGTAGATACAAACCGCCCAGAACCACCCAGCGCGCAGCTGGTGCACGCACCTGGTCGACCAGGTGCACCTGGTCGTGGGTATGCGCGCCGCCTGGTCGTGAGTATATGGCCGGAGTATGTCAGCGCCTGGTCGTGAGTATGTGGCTGCGAGTATGTGAGTATGTGGCTGAGTATGTAGGGTTACTACTTATTGCTTGGTCAGGCCGGGGGGAGGGAGGGCCGAGCGATGGCGCTTGCGCAAACGCAGGGGCCACAAGCAATTTTTATTTTTTTGGCCACACTGCCAAATTTTTAGCTACACCACCAAATTTTCCATACTGCACCGTAATGTGCTACGCTCCCGCGCATGAAGTCACTGCCCCTGACCACCCGCGAAGTCAAGGCAACAGAAGCCGTGCTGACGCGCATATATGACAACGCCAAGCTCGGCTTGCGCGGGCGCAGCTTGGCGTTGGCTTGCGACCTGCGGCCGGAAGAGTTTCGGCGGCTGTGCGAAATGGACCCAGCGGCCGAGCTGGCTGAGTTCAAAGGCCGCGCTGACGCCGAGAAGGAGATGAGTCACGTCGTCTACCTGGCCGCGCGCGCGGGCGATTCCAAAGCGGCGTTGGAGATGTTGAAACACCAGCACGACTGGGTGGCCAAGCAGCAGGTACAGGTGAACGTGGCGCAGCAGATCAGCATCACGGCGGCGCTTGAGCAGGCGCAGTCGCGGGTGCTGCAAATAGTAGAAGAGGTGACGGATGCAAGAGCCCCGGTTCTCGGCGGAGCAGGAGCAGGGTCTTATGGCCAGGCTCTGGAGCCCGTCCATAGCGAACGACCCTGAAAAGTTTGTCCTGTTTGCGTTTCCGTGGGGTGAGCAGGGCACGCCGCTGGCCAAGCACAAAGGCCCGCGCGCATGGCAGCGTCAGGTGCTGCGCGACATCCGCGACCACATCGCCAAGAACCAGACGATAGACGCCTACCAGGTGCTGCGCATGGCCACGGCGTCAGGGCGCGGTATCGGCAAGTCCGCGCTGGTGAGCTGGCTGGTGCTGTGGATGCTGACCACGCGCATCGGCGGCAGCGTCATCGTGTCGGCCAACAGCGAGGCTCAGTTGCGGTCGATCACTTGGGCCGAGATCACCAAGTGGCTGGCGATGCTGATCAACAGCCACTGGTGGGAAATTAGCGCCACGCGGATAACGCCGGCCAAGTGGTTGAGCGAGATTGTTGAACGCGACCTGCGCAAGGGCACGCGGTACTGGGGCGCGGAGGGGCGGCTGTGGTCGGAGGAGAACCCCGACGCCTACGCGGGCCTGCACAACAGCGACGGCGTGCTGCTGATCT